CGCTTCGGCAATCTCTGCCAGACGCAAAAGGGGCGGCACCTCGCTGGATGCCGCCGCGTCATGCTCGACCTGTAGTCCGGTGGCTTTCATCAGACCCCAGCCGCGCCGCCCTGACCCATGAAGTAAGCCGGCGCCGGCTCATCGTCGGACTTCGCGTCCTTCTTGGCCGTCTCCAGCGCGTCAGCGACGTCAGCGTTCGCCGATTCCTCAGGCTTGTTCGGGTCGCGGTCAGTGCCAGCGATCTCATCCACGTCGGCCTTCGTCACCTTCGCGGGATCTTCGACCGTCGCCAGCTTGGTCACCGGCTCGTCGGTGTCGGTCTTGCGCTCTTCAGGCGCCTGCTGCTTCTCTGCCTTGCTGCGTGCCATGTGTCCGTCTCCTGAAAGCGGCGCCTGTGGTGTATAACGCCGGTATATGCGGAAACGTGTGCGGGGGCAAGGTGGTTGCTATTCCGAAAGCGGAGGGGCTACGCTACTCGCCGTGATGGAACGGCTTGCCCCTCTACACCATCTCAGTTCGCGGGTTGGGTTCTTGGCCCCGCTATAAGCCAGTGCTGACGCGAAATGCGGTCAGAAGCCGGCGCCGCCCAGGTTGACGATCGCGCAGCCGACGCCGACAGGCGTGAATGTCGAGAATATATCAAAAAAAATGGTGCCGTTGGCAGCCATGTGTCTAACGAAGCTTTCGCATTGCAGTTCTCCCTCTGGTTGCGGCGTGCCGTGCCGCTCAGCCAGTGCCGTATTTATGGCGAGCGGGATGGCTTGCTGTCAACCGCCCTGAAAGGTATTTAGATACCTGTTGCGCGCGCAAACTCCGCAATACGCTCCCGCAACTCCCGCACGTTTTCTTCGTAGCCGGGCGTGCCCTCGCGCTTGTCGAGCTTGGCACGGAGAGTTTCTAGTTCATCGGCCATTGGCGGGGCCCTCTACGAGATACGCAATGGCCGAAAGCGGCACGCGCTTCCATGCGTCTGCGAACGCCTTGCGTAGTAGCTCTTCGTGAAGGTTCGGCTTGTAATCCCGGTCTGGTATCCGTCCGCGCATCTCACCACCCCGAAGCTGCTGCGGCCCGTGTGGGCGCGCGATCGTCGTCGTCATCCATATCCCATCCGCGGTCGATGAACAACGGCTTGGCGATAGCGATCAGACCGGCCGCATCCGCGCCATGCGACGACCAGTCGTGCTCCGGCCCCAACCCAATGCCGCGCTTGTCGTCCTGCTTCTCGTGATACGCCGTCAGCGCCTCGATACCGCCCGCGCAGTGCTCCGGATCGATCCAGATTGATGGAAACAGCCGCCGCAAAGCCTCGACGCGCTGCATCGCTGCGCCCTTGCCCTGGTTGCGCACCACCTCAGCCTGGAAACCAGCTTCGCGCACATGATCCACGTAACGCATTGCCGACAAATGATTGGTCTGTGCCCCGTCGTGCGGGAGGACGCAGATAGCTTTCTCGTAGCCATTGTCCTTCAGCCATTGCAGATGCACGCCTAGCGGCTGTCCTGCGGCCTCGTAATAGTCGAGCAAGTTGATGCGGCCCCCGATGAACTGCGCCACCCATATCGCCGTATGGTCGCGCGTCCCGATGTCCCAAAAGCACCAGAGCTGCATCAGCGGATCGACCGACAGAGGCACGATGCGCTTCTGGCTACGGGCTAGGGCAAGTGCCTGCGCATAATACGCCCCCGACACGACCTGCTCGAAATCACCCTCCCACACATGCGCATAGGAATCGGAACGTCGCACCAGATCCTGCCGACGCTCATTCTCCAGCACAGCCGGAAATGCGGGGTTGTCGCGCCAGTTAAGCTCCACGATCTTGGAATCGTCAGGCGCCGCTTCGCGAAAACGCTTATGCGTCGCCGATCGCTTCTGTGCAGGGTTCCAAGTTACCCAAATCTCGCTGTCATGCTCACGCACGGACGGGATCGCTACCTGCCACGCTTTCTCGCTGACCGGCTCGGCTTCGTCCACCCACAGGATCTTGACGCGCGCCTTGGACTTAATGCTATCGATGTTGCGGTCCAGTCCGGTGAACCGATACTCGATCCGCCCCGGCAGATTGGCCGTGCGGATAAACTTCTCACCGATTTCGAAAAACGGAGACAGCCACGGCTCCGACAGGATCGCGGCCTTGATCTCAGCCATCGAGCTTTCGTCAAGACTGTTCATGAATTCACGAGCGCAGACTATCACGCCGTTGTCGCCAGCCGCTGCCCACTGGTAAGCGCGTATAGCCGTCATCATCGCAAATGAACGGGTTTTGCCGGAGCCGCGTCCCCCGTAAGCGCCACGGTAACGCGCCTCACCGGCAAAGACAGGAATGAGTTTTGGCGGGAGCTTAATTTGCGCTGTTGTCAAGCGGCACCAGCTCTACTCGAAGGACAGTGCGGAGGGGGTTATCTTCGTCGCCGCTGATTGCCACGGACTGTGCCGGCTTCCCCCAACCGCGGTCTAAAATCGAATTCGCCGCGGAAACTTTGGCGGGATGCGGGGCGGCGTCACTCTCGATCACATCAATCAACGCCTGCAATGCCTTTTCCGTAAAAGACCGCGCAACGTCCGTGACCGATCGGCCATCAGCCATAGTGGACTTTGGACGCCCCGACGGATTGCCTGACTGGCCCTTCACGAATGGCATAACTGCCCACCTGCTACCTTCATTGCTAACAATGATGTTAGTATCAACCTACTCCTTCCCCGCCTTAGACGCAAGATCGCGCTGTGCGGGGCTGTCATACTTGTATTTAGCCACTCGCTCTATCGCGGCGGAAATGGCAGCGGCCTTAGCCGACAAACTCGCGCTTGCAGCCTCCAACAGGACAACCCTTCCACGCTGAAATTCTTCCCATAGCCCGAGAATGGATGCTTCCCGCTCACTAATGCGCACCGGCCCAAACCGCGTTTCGTAGATTGCCGCCGTAGGGACGCCCAACATGGGATGAATTGGCTGGGTCATGCTGCGCTCCTGTCGATCTTGCGAAGGAAAGAGCTTAGCCCGCTCACAAGCCAAGCGCCCGTGGCCATCCCCCACAGAAAAGGATGCGGCGTGTTTATCCAATCCAGTATCTGGCTCACCCCACATCTCCCAGCGCTTTGCGGGCGGCAGCAGCCTCAATCTTGATGGAAGGCGTATGCGACGGAAACGGACCCTCATACCCGTAGCAACCCGGGTGGTTTTCAGCCAACCATTCGAGAACAGTAGCGGCGCGGTTCAACGCCCCCTCCAGCACCTCCAGCCTTTCGAGCTTGGCTTTGCGGCGGGCGCGGGAGTCCTTCTGTTTCTGTGCGTTGGTGAGGGGCATAGAATTTCCTAAATTTTTACATGTTAGAAACGACGTGTAAAAATTATGCCGCTTTCTTTGCATGTCGCATCCGGCAACCGCGAGTCCAAGCTTCCAGCGCCGCTGCATAACCAATGCGATTTTCGGTATAGAGGCGAACCATTGCCGTGCTGTCGTTTGCGATGCCTGCTGCCTCGATGGCCTTAAGCGCTTCGATCTTTTTCATGGTGCATCTCCGTTTCGTTGCACCCCTTGTACGCCCCGGTTACGGCACTGTCAACACGGCTACGGCATTTATTTTCACCCCTGATCCGGGTGTGGGTCAGGTGCGCACGAAGCGTCACCAACTGTCACTCGCGCGCGTGCGACATCCGGCCAAATGGCAGAAATGTAAGAAAAAGAGAGTTTCTTATATCTTTCCTGCGCAAGTGCCATTCGGTGCCACTCCACACGACGAACCGAGCCTATGGCAAGACGAACCGTTGATATAAGGTCCGACCCGGCCATTACGCCAAAAGCTCTTTTAGACGCGTTTGGGCATCTTCACGGCGCATCCGCTCATCCTCGGCGCGATTTGCGTACAAGGTGTGCGCCAGCGGGTTGACGTTCCACATCACCGAATCGACCCGCGATCGGGCTTCCTCCAGCCATCCATGCGCCGCCATCTGCTCAAAAATACGCTCCCCATCAGCCTTGGTTAGCCGCTTCATTCGCGTTGTGCCGCGCGCCAGATTGCGCAGCGATACCTTGTCCAGCTTATGCGCCAAGATGTAGCCGGCGATATCGGTCATAATGTCGTGATCGTCTGTCAGCCCGGCCACGTTGGTATAGAACGCCAGTGCGTGCTGCCTCAGGAAGCGATGCAGGAAGTCCTTGGCACGTCGGGCCGTGTCAATGCTGACTTCGGCCCCCAGCGGCTTCTCCGGGCAATCTGTGGCATGTTCGATGCAATGGAAGATCACGCACAGCCGACCGAACAGCCCGTCGTACTTGCCGACATGCGAAGCGATCTTGCGATTGACCGTCTCAAACGTCGTCATCATGTCGAGATGCTGCGCCTCCAGCGTATTGCGTAGCGCTTGCGCCTCGTCACTGAATACCAGCGGTTGCGGCCCCGCCCATGTCTCGGGTGGCTTCAAAGCCCACAGCTTGTCGATCAACCCATCGTATTCTGTGGCGACATCGGGCATCTCGATATCCTTGCCCACGACCGGCTCAGCCAACATCACGGGGAAGAATCGCTGTATCAGCCCGTCGTCGGTGGCATCGGACATGATGCGACGGATAGGATCTGGCTGGACGCCACCGACCATGCTGATCGACAGATTCTCCACGAACGCAGCCTTGCGGCCGATGCGATCAGTTGCGTAGTGACCGCCGTTGAATGCCTGGAGCCAGAACGAGCGATCCTTGGCACCGCCCTTACCGCCGCTGTATTTCTCGATGCCGCCAAACCAGCCGGCCAATTCATCCTGCACTGCCAGAATGCCGTCGGGGCTACGTGCGCAAACTTCGGCCGCCGCCTCCATGGTGATGTCGCTGATGCGAAGGCGCTGAGCAACAGGACCGGCGCCATTAGAGCCATTAGCAAGCCAATCCTGTTGCTCGCGCTCGTAGTCAGCCATCAGCCCTGCATCGATATTTGCCAGACGATGCGTTGCCGCGCGCAGGATTGGGGTTTTCTTGCGGCTGGGATCGCCGACCAGCATCACCCACAGGCGCGCGTGCTCTTTCCATCCGGCGTCATGCCGCTTCATGCGCAGCGCAATCGTGTCGCGGATGACCGTGCCGCACGTTGCGAGCGCCGCCATGGCAAGGCCGGATGGATCGCAGCCAACCATATCCGCCCTTATGCGCGCAAACCGCCCGATTACCGGGGGCAAAAGGCTTTCCGGAAATGCGGGCGCCACAAACCGCTTCCACAGGTCCAGCGGCCCCTGCTCCATCTGCTCATCGTGCGCTGCCTTTGCCTTCACCTCGGCAAATGCCTTGATCCCGTCCTGTAGTTGCCGGGCAACCGCGTTCAAGCCGTTGGCACAATGCTCGTCGTTCCAGTCCCATCCCTTATCAGGGCCGCGCGCTACTACAGCGACGCAGCCGATCTCTCGTGCCAGAGCTTCAAACTTCTCTGCCTTGTCCTGATCGCAGGCCAACACAACGAACGTGCCACGAGCCACGATCTCGCGGGCGACGCGCTCCATGTTGTCGGCGCTGAAGGTGATACACACCTGATCCGATTGCGCCATCCACAGCGAGGCGCCAGTGGCAAAACCCTCGCAGACGAAAACCCGGCCCATACACACGCCAAGATTGAGCCGGCCACCGAGCGCCGTCGTGCCCTTGGCGAAAAACTTGTTGTTGCCGGCGTCCGGAGTAATCGCCTGGACGGTCTGCAATTCGCCGTCCTCGCCGTGGACGGGAACAAGAACGTTCAGCCCCTCTCCCTTGATGATGGGGTAATCATCGAACAATTCCGCAATGCACTTACGCACCAGATAGGGGTGCTGGGGGTCAACGGGCTCAGCGTTCGCCCACCGTATGGCCGCGACCTTGGCGCCGGTTTCCTTGCGAGCGCGGTCCTCGGCATCGCGTTCTTCGCGCAAGCGGTCACGCTCACCGCGCACCACTTCGTTCATCACCGCCACCTTGCCGCCAGTCAGGATCTCGATGGCCTCCGACGTGGTGCAGCCATTGATCGCTTCCACCAGATCCAGCACATCGCCGCCAGCGCCGCAGCCGTAGCATTTGAAGCGCTCCTTATCCGGCATCACGTAAAAGCTGGGCGAGCGCTCATCATGGATCGGGCACAACCCTACCAATTGGTGGCCGGCGCGCTTTAGCTTCGTGTGCTTGGCTGCCTCTGCCTCGATTGGATGCTGCGCGCGGATAGCGTCGAAATCATGGGTGCGGGCCGGGGTCATTGCGCAGCAACTTTTGAAGTTAAAAAGTTGTAGACGCGAACTGAATCTTTGCCGCGCGGCACGATTACTTCTTTGCCGTTAATCATATGCAAAACGATGGACTTATACTCACCCCATTCAAACGAAACGACATAAGTGGGGTTAACCCACACCTCGTTGAGACTTGATGCCAAGATCATCATGCCACCCGCTCCGCCAAAATGACTTTGATCTGGTACGATCGAAGCTCAGGCACCATCTCGCCCCACTGGTGGATGGCCTGCTCAGTGACGCCGATCGCGTCGGCTAGCTTCCGCACGCTTCCGAATGCGTCGATGGCTTCCTGCTTCTTCACTTATTTGCGCTCCCGTCAAAAGTTGGCTTGACAATCCTCCTTTAAAGCCTGATTGTCAACCCCGGAAGCAGCAGAGAGAAGAAAGGAACACCCCTATCATGGGTTTGCTCGAACACGTCACCAAGCCGAAGAGGGAGCCGATCGTGGCAACCATCGTCGGCACAGCAGGGTCAGGGAAGACGTCCCTTGCTACCACCTTTCCCGCGCCACTGGTTGTCCGCACGCAGGGCGAAAGCATTCCGCGCGACATCCCGCGCGACCAGATGCCCGATGTGCTGCCCGAAGAGCTCGGCACCGCCGACAACCTGTGGGCCGTGCTGAAGGCGTTGCGCGAAGAAGATCACGCATACAAGACGTTGGTGATCGACTCGTGCACGGGGCTGGAGCAGCTTTTCGTCGCCGACGTGCTGGCGCAAGACACCAAGGCGCGCGGCATCAACCAAGCCTTGGGGGGCTACGGCGCCGGCCCCGCCGCAGTAATGGCATGCCACATGCGCGTGCGCCGCGCCGTGGAGTTTCTGCGCAAGGAGCGTGGGATGCACACGCTGTTCCTCGCACACGCCGACATTGCGCGGATCGATCCGCCCGACTCGGACGGCTACAGCCAATACTCGCTGCGCCTACCCGGCAAGTCGATGGCACCATATGTCGATAATGTCGATCTGGTTGGCTTCCTGCGCCAGGCGGTGATCCTGAAGGGCGATGACGGCCAGAAGAAGGCCATAACGTCAGGTGACCGCGTATTGGTGACGTACATGACGCCGGCCACTGTCGCCAAGAACCGCTTCGGGATCGAAGACGATCTCGCGGTTGAAAAGGGGGTGAACCCGCTCGGTTTCCTGATCGAGCCGCGGCGCAAGAAAACTGCCGCGCCAGCAGAAGAGCAAGTTTCAGAAGAGGAGAATGCAGCGTGAGTTTCTGGGATCTTTCGGACGGCAGCAGCGCCGTCAGCGACAGCAAGGAATACAGTGCCGGCGGTGGCGATTTCGAGCCTATCCCCAAGGGCACTTCCGTCCTTGTCATGGTCGAGGACGCTTCATGGAAAGCGGGTTATCAGGTCGATGAGACGTTCGTGAACCTGAAGGTTCGCGTACTGAAGCCCGAGGGCTACGCTAACCGCGTGCTGTTTTTCAAGCTGTGGGTCGGTGATCTTGACCCAGGCGTCAAGGAACAGTCAAAGGCCATCACCAAGCGCGACAAACATCGTCGTATGCTGATCGCGATCGACGCCAACGCCAAGGGCAAGCTGGCCAAGCTGACCAGTAGCCCCACCGACGAACAATTGGGCGTGGCGCTGACAGGTGCGCAGTTTGTGGCGACGCTGGGGGTGTGGGACAAGACCGGCGATGACGGCATAACGAAGGTGCCGGGCGGGAACTGGCTGATGGCCGCAAAGCCCAAGACGGCGGAAGTATCGCCGGGGCCGGCGCCGAAGGTCGCGCCGAAGTCGCGTGGCTTTGTGGAAGATGACTTGGACGACGACGTGCCTTGGTGATTTCCACTCTCTACCGGACCCCGCTTTTGGGCGGGGCGAGGATAGAGAGTGGAGGAAGAGATGCTAGACAAAATTTATTGGGTAAGGCGCGAGCCAACCAGTGAATGGGAGCCAGCTGGATTTTACAAAAACAATAGTGGCGTGGATTATTTCTTCTTTATTGGCGAAGAGTACTATCGCGAAGTTGCAGAAGTCGGGCCAGAAATTATCCAACCGCAGGAGTTGAAGCAATGAGAGATGGTAACGCAACATTCCACCTGTTCAAACCTAGCGGCAAGTGGGGCTACAGTGGCCGAGGCTATCTTTCGGCTGACGTGTTTTCGGTATTTAGCCATCTTGATCAGCGTCGGCAAATCCTGCGTGACAATAATGGTCAGATGCCCGGCATAAATGGACAAGGCAATGGTTATCATGTCGTAGTTATTGGCGACGACGACCTAGCGCATGGTTGGCCGCTTCATCTGAATGCGGTGTCGGGATGACCGGCTATCCTTACCCGCCCGGCGTTAACGTACCGTCTGACGAGGCATTGCTATTCCGCGCGGTTTCCAGGGCAATGCCCGTCCGCAAAGTCCGGCATGGCGCCCCATTATGGGAAGCCGTGATGGATACGTTTCAAGTCGGCGCTACTGCCGCGCACGCATTGTGCGAACGCTTTCGGCTTGATCCAGAACAGAGGACGCAACGATGACTTACGACGAAGCGATTGAGGCTGTATCAGACAAGCTGTGGGAAATGATTTGCGCAGGTGGTGGAGATGGCGAAACCATTGAGCGATACGCCGAGCAGATTGCTAGCTTCTTCGTGGAGGAAGAGGAATGATCGAACAGCGCACCTCCGAATGGTACGAAGCCCGCAAGGGCCGTGTCACCGCTTCCAGCGTCGGTGGCATCTTGGGACTCAGCCCCTATGCTACCCGCGCGCAGGTCATGCGTGCCATGGTCCGCGAAGCCTGCGGTGCACCCAGCGAATTTCCTGACCCTGCACCGCCGCCAGTGGCATGGGGACAGGCTATGGAGCCGCAGGCGCTGCTAGACTTTGAGTTTGCCTCGTCGGAGCGCGTAGAACCAGCACCATTCGTGCCGCATGAGGATTGGCTGGGGGCCAGCCCCGATGGCTACGTCAGCGACGGGCGGCTGCTGGAGATCAAGTGCCCCTACGCGCTCAGGAACGATCCCAACCCCATCTTCAAGCACGCCAACGAGCAGCCGCATTACCTCGCACAGATGCAGGTGCAGATGTTCGTGACCGGCTACACATCGTGCTGGTTTTACCAGTGGACGCCTCATGGATCCCAGCAGACGCTGATCCACCGTGATGACGACTGGCTGGCCACCAACATCCCCGCCCTGCGCCAGTTCTATTCTCATTTCTTATGGGAAATGCAGGAGAACCGCGACGAGTATCTGGCGGCGCTGCGCCGGGAGGTAGACACCCCCCAAGCCCACAAGATGGTGACGGAATGGGATGAACTTGTGGAGGCAGAGGAACGCGCCAAGGAACGCCGCGCCGATCTGCTGAAGGAAATGGTTGCCCTTGCCGGCGACGCCGACGCGCTGTTTGCTGGCCGCAAGCTGACGAAGGTGGAAAAGGAGGGTTCGGTATCCTACGCAAAGGCGCTGAAGGCGCTGTGCCCTGGCGCGGACGTGGAGCCGTATAGGGGTAAGGCGTCGTCGCACTGGCGGCTTTCCTGATGTTCCAGCCCCGCCCCTACCAACAAGAAGCCATCGACGCCGCCAAAGCCGAACTCCGGCAAGGCGTCGACCCCATCCTGATCGAAGCCGCCACCGGCGCCGGCAAGTCGCTGCTGATCGCGTACATAGCCGAATGGCTGCACGAGATCAGCGCGGGGAAAAAAGTGCTGTGTCTTGCTCCGCAGCGTGAGCTGGTGTTGCAGAACGCCGCTAAGTACAAAGCGCTGGGCGCACCGTGCAGCATCTTCAGCGCTTCGGCTGGTGCAAAGTCTACGCGGCACCCCGTCGTGTTCGGCACGCCCGGCACCGTGTCACGATCTATCTCACGTTTCCTGACCGATTACTGCGCTGTCGTCATTGACGAGGCGCACGGCATTACGCCGACGATCCGCGGTATTATCGAAGCGATGCAGGCCAGTAATCCACGCCTGCGCATCATCGGCACCACCGCCACTCCATTTCGGCTAGGCTCCGGCTATATCTACCGCATTGGGCCGAACGGCAAAGCCAACTCGGATGATACGTGTCGTGACCCGTATTTCCTGAAATGCGTCTACCGCATCGAGGCACCGGACCTTATCAAGCAGGGCTACCTGACCCCGCCTGTCATCGCTGCCACCGGCACGGAGGCTTATGATACGTCTGGCCTCCAGTTACAGCGCAATGGTCATTACGCCCCCAGCGCGGTCGATCAGGCGTTTGTGGGTCATGGCCGCAAGACTGCCAGCATTGTAGCGGATGTCGTTGCGCGCAGCAGGGATGCGATGGGCGTCGTGTTCTTCGCCGCCACCGTACAGCACGGTGAGGAGATTCTGGCGTCGCTGCCGCCTTCCATGTCGGCGCTGATAACCGGCGCCACGAAGAACCGCGATGGTATCCTGAAGCGGTTTGAGCAAAGGGGATTGAAATACCTCGTCAACGTCGGCGTCCTGACTACCGGATGGGACTGCGCGCATGTCGACACGATTGCTATCCTGCGCAAGACGGAAAGCGTCGGGCTGTTGCAGCAGATCATCGGCCGCGGCTTGCGTCTGCACCCTGAAAAGCGCGAAGTCCGCATCATGGACTATGCCGGCAACATCGCGGAGCATTGCCCGGACGGCGACCTGTTCGCGCCTATCGTGAAGGCGCGCGGCGCCAAAGAAGGTGGGGGCATCGTGCCGGCTGAGTGCCCGGCCTGTGGCTATGAAAACGAGTTCACGCGCCACAAGGATGCGGAGGGCTACGAGGCGGACAAGAACGGCTATTGCGTGGACGTGTGGGGGCAGAGGGTTGAAACCGAGTATGGCCCTATGCCAGCGCATGTAGGCCGTAGATGCTGGGGCATGGTAAAGGCGCGAGAAAAATATGAGCGCTGTTCGTACAGGTGGACGGGAAAAGAATGTCCGCACTGCAACGAATTTATAGACATTGCCGCTAGGTACTGCCCTTCGTGCAAAGGCGAGGTGGTAGATCCTAATGAAAAATTGCAGATTGAATTTACCTCTTTCAAGAAAGACCCCACGCAACCTCAAACCGATCAAGTGCTATCCTTTAAAGCAGTCGAAAGCGTTTCGCAGAGGGGGAATCCTGTAGTTAGAGCAGATTGGGTAACTCCCCATAGACAGTTCAGCACTTGGTTTCAAAAATCGGCAAAGCACCCAAGGGCGGTAAAAGAATGGAATATGTTTCAGGCGGCTACTGCGTTTGGAACGCCAGAAACTGTTTCATATTGTAAAGATTCGGCCAGTGGATTTTTCAGAATTTTAGCTTTCGGAATGCCTGAAGATAGACCATAGTGGTCACATGAAAATCATCGACAGGCAGGCGGCAAAGGCCGCTGGCGAAAAGCTGTATTTCACGGGGAAGCCGTGCGTTCGGGGGCATATAGCTGAGCGCTACGTTTCTACCTTTCAATGCACGGTTTGCATAACTGCCCAATGTAAAGAATGGCAATCTTCTAACCGCGAGAGAATGAACGAATGGAGGAAGGGATGGCGAAAATCAAACCCTGACAAACAAAAAGCAATCGATAGGCGGAGTTATCTTAAAAACAAAGAAAGAGTGCACGCAAAGACGCGCAATAGAGAAGCCCTAAAGCGTAATTCTGCTGGGTCTCACACCGCGAAAGACATAAGAACTCTGCTTGCGAAGCAAAAAGGCAAATGCCCAAATTGCTTTGTTAAGCTAGACAAGTACCACGTCGATCATGTCGTGCCACTTGCAAAAGGTGGCGGCAATGGCCCCGATAACCTGCAATGCCTTTGCCCGACATGTAATATACGCAAATCCGACAAAGACCCGCTGGTATGGGCAAATGAGAATGGTAGGTTGCTATGAAATTTCCCCCATGGCTGATGGTCTATGGCGACACTTCCTATCGCGGCGCGTGCCCAAAGGAAGACGTCGAGCAGGTGTCCCTGTTCAACCGCATCCGCAGGGAATACCCCGATGATTGGGGGCGGCTGGCGTTGCACCCTCGCAATGAAGGCTTGCGGGAAAAGGGACAATTCTCCACCATTATGAAACATGCGGCCGAAGGCATGACGCCGGGGGCAAGCGATGTTATCATCCCTGGTGCCCCCAGCCTTGTGATAGAGATCAAGCGGCGTGACCACACATTGTCATCGTGGCAGCCGGGTCAAGAGGCATACCTCGAAGCCGCACATAAGGCAGGCGCATTCGCCTGCGTAGCACTAGGGGCACTGGGCGCATGGGAAGCCTTCACTTGTTGGGCAAAGACGCAGAAGGCATCGTAAGGCCGGTTTCGTGGTGGCTTACAGAGCTACTGGAGGGCCGCAAAGGAATGGACGAGGTGCCCGCTTCAGTGCGAAGCTGGTCCTCGTTTTTCGTGTATCGGGCGGCGTTGGGGATTGTGTTGCTGCCGACACAGGAAGAGCGCCGAGCGCGACTGGATCAGGCGCCCCCGCGAATGCGTCCGTATGTCGAAGAAGAAATTGCGCGGCTGTGGCCGATGCGTGCGGAGCTTAGGGCAAAAGAAAACCCCGACCGTTAGGCCGGGGCTAAGTGGGTCGTCTGCATGGAGATGCGCTATCCGTGTAAGGCATTCTTTTCCATTTTACCAGCTTCCGTGAGATAGGCATGTTCCGCATCACCTTCGGCAAGCCCGCGATCTCGTAGGCCGCGCAGGGAGCGGCCATACCCCGCCACCAGTTTCACATCGCCATAAAGGGTATCCTCCGCGGCGCGCAGGGCTTCTGCCATGCGATCAGTCAGTTTCTTCATGCTTTCCTCCTTGCTCTCTCGTTTGCGATCATCTCGGCTAGGATCTGGCCCCTGAGGATGATCGGCGCAGGGTGCCGTTGAAAGTCGTGAGGTTGTGCTACAGACAGCTTTTCGGCGGGGAGCTTGCGCAAAATGGCCGTTACCATCTTGGCATCGTAGGGAAAACTCACCGCCGCCTCCACAACATCCGCGCGACAATCCGCCCATTCTCCCACGCGAAAGCGCGCAGGAACAACCGCCACATATTACCGGGCACTCAGCTTCTCCTTTATCTCGCGCCACCCAAGCCCCCAAGCCCGGCTGAAACTGGTGTTCATCGGGTGCGGGTTGTCGGTGACGGGGTGGCCGCGCAATGCCGCCATCTGCCCGTCAAGGCGGGCTTGTTGGGCGTTGGGGGTCATGGCCGATCCCCCCTAATCAGCGCCCATAGCTCGCGCGCTTCGGAATAGTCCTTCGTGTCGCAATACGGCTGTTTGGCCATGCGCTCGATGAGGGCTTGTATGCGGGTCAGGAGGGTCATAGCGCGCCCCACTGCTCTGCCATGGCGTTGGCGATGCCCTGGTATGTCCTAGACCGCTCTTTCCAGCGGTTCGGCCCTGGCGGCATCTTGTGAATGCGATCGGACCGGCCTTCCACAACATCAGTCGGCACCAGCTTGGGCAGATTCTTCAGCCACAGGCACGTTGCCTTCGTTTCTCCGTGCCCGAACTGCCACGGCTGGATGATTTGGTCAGGCTTGCGGATCTTGCTGCTGATGACGCTGATGGGATTTTCCAGCGCGATGCGAGGTATGGGGGCATCTAACAGCGCTTGCACGAATTCCAGCGCGCGCTGCTGCCGCCCGTCTGCGATCTTCTCGGCAAAGTGACGGGCGCCACTGACGGCAAGGTCAGTGCAGGGCGGGTGGGCGATCATGAGATCCCATCCCATTTCGATAAACTCCCATATGTCGCCGGGATGCCGGCAATGCAGGTGGAATAGCGGATCCCCCTCGGTCTCCAGCAGGTCACATGACCAAGCATCATGGCCACGACGAGCGAACGCATCCCGCACTGTGGCGGAATACTCGCAAGCTACCAGCACCTTCACGCCCGCATCCTCCCCTTCCGCGCCTCAATCTCCTCAGCCCGCGCGATCATATCTACCTCCGCCATCGGTCCACGCCCGACCCACCATTCCTGCGGGCCGCGGCGATACACGTTCGCGTAACCCTGTTGGCGCAGGTAGCGCGCGGCGTCGGCGGCGGGGCCACATTCGGGAGGCGGAATCTCGGTGCGCCGAAAAACCGCAAGCTTCGGCGTCGATGGCTTGGCAATGACCGGGGCCGGGGCGGGCTTCACTGGCTCGGGACGCGTCAGTCCATAATATCGCACCCAGCGGCGGAACGTCGTGTCGGACACTCCCATCTTGCGCGCCGCTACGACCATGCTGTTGTTCTGGTAGAGATCGTCCACCTGGTCCCGTGTCGGGATTTGTACGGCGTTGCCCTTGCGCAGGAGGATCTTGCGGCTGGAGCAGACGGCGAGGATGGAAAGGCGCGTGGTGCCGAGTTCCAGAGCAATAGTCTTGGAATTGCACCCACGCTCCGCCAACTGACGGACCTTCGCGATGCGTTCGTCCGTCCACACGTCGCGCGGATCCTGCACGATACCTTCCGACCGCATGCGGTTGCGAAAGGCGGCGCACTTGGAGCGGCTGATGTCGTACCCCTGATCGCGAAGCGCGCGGTATCCCTGTTCGATGGATTGATTGAGGAAGGTGGCATGGAGGATTTGGGGGGTGGGCGGGTTATTCATGATCCCCTCCCAACGGCTTGACGTAGAAAAACCCACGCTCGTCAGACTGGTCGCCGTACGGCGCGTATCGGCACAGCGTTGCCACCAGCGCCACCAGAATCAGTGTCGCGGGCATAGCGTAGACTATGCATTCCTGTTGTATGTCGGTCATGCTTGCTCTCCTTGGTTTAACTCTGGGGCATTCACGCCGCGGATCATCGCCAGCATGCGCAGGCTGTTGTGATGGATGCGCGGCACGCCGTTTTTGCGCCATTTCCACAGCGCCTGGCGCGATATGTTGAAGTGGCTGGTGATGGCGGTCACACCGATACGGTCGATCGCCTCTGCGTGTGGGTGCTTGGTGTCCATGCCGCATGAGGTAGCTTTTGAAATAACTGCTGTCAACAGTTGACACGCTTTCGCGGCTATGCCACATATTCCCTCACACCGGGCGAACCGGCAAGGAGATGCGAAATGACCATTCAGGAAATTCAGGATGCCGTCACCGAGCGCGAAGCCCGCCTAGCGGACGTCATGGCGCGCTACGACCTGCAGCCTGTCAACGCAGCCCCGTTCCTCACCGCTACGGCGCGCGACATCGCGGTAGCGCTGGACAAGCTGGAAAGGAAGTGTGTGGCATGAGCGCCCCCTGGATCCGCCCGATCGATCCTGCGCCAATCGACTGCACCGAGATCAACGAAGCGCTGCGCTACCCGGCTCGCTACGAGGCGCGCCGCGCTGCTGGTCAGGCTGAGATCGACGCGCTGTTCGTCGCGCACAACGCCCGCGTCCGCGCCGCTCAGGAAGAGCGCTGGAGCCTAGAGGAGCAGTCATGAATCGCGATTATTTCACCCGCCCCATCCAGCATAGCCGCAGCACCCACGACTACGGCAACAGCGGCCCGATCCTGCCGGCGGATGAGTTGTACCCGGTTTCGTGGAAAGAGCGCGTCGCTGCCGGCGCGATCATCCTGACCATCACGTTCACGCTTGTCGCTCTCGCGGCGGCATGATACACCCTATAAACAATAGGGCTGCCCCCGCGACCAACGAGGACAGCCCCGACACAGCGATGGAGGTCGCAATGCCTGACGACAGCAATAGCGTAAACACCGGTGTCGGCGCAATGGCGCCTGACGCCTCTACGTCTCCCGTCGACTGGTCACGTCCGATTGAGGCGGTGCATGAGGATGGGCGGGTGGTGCCGGCTCAACGGCTGCGACATGATGCGGATAATACATGGCCGGACGAGAATGGCCAGTTTCATGTTTGCAGCAATGCTGGCATGTTCTGGGAGTCCAACGGCAAACCGTGGCGCGCTGATCGTGGATATCGCATCCGCAACGTCCAGCCCACCACCCCCGAGCTCGACCCTGCACTATGGGATCGGATGGTGGCGCTGGTGCGGTGGATGGCGGACCGGTATGACAACGGTCGTAGCGATGACGAAAGTGTTGCGCGCGACGCCTACCCGTGGATGCGAGATGCCCGCGCCATCGTCGGCGATCTTCCGAAGCCGGTTGATCCTGACCTGATCGAAGCGCGCAAGCTGGCGGCGGAGGTCGAGGACTTTCCGCATGGCAGCTTGGAAGACCTAGCCCTCGCCGCCATCAAGCGCGGCCGGCAGCTTGCAGGAGAGCAGGCATGAGCCAGTGGCAGCCGATTGAGACTGCGCCGAAGGATGGCCAGTATTTCCTCGCATATGCGCCTGGGTGCGGGCGACTTCTCATGCGTTGCTGGAGCGAGCAATCGTCAGAGACTTTCGCGCTTGAAGGGCCATCTTGGAAGAACCCCGAGCCGACACACTGGATGCCGCTCCCTCCCGCCCCGGAGGTGTCCCATGTCGGGTAACTCTCCCCTCGGCCAAGATGGGGACGGCATGGTTGCGCTGACCGAGGTGTATCCGAACCTGCGCGTTCCGGTGCCCGGCAACGGCGAATGGCTGGACTTCTTCGTCGCCCCTAAAAAGTCGAGGGTCAGCCTCTACTGGCGGCTGAATGACGGCGAGCGCGGTGACCCGGAAACGGTCGAGTTCGGCTTCATCTCTTCGCACAAAACTGTCGCCGACGCCGCCGCAAAACAGACGTGGCTTGAGCGCTCGGCGCACATGTTGGGACTGCCCGCATGACCTCCTCTGATACGAACTCGTCTCCCCAGGAGCATCCCATGACCGACGCAACCCCGCTCGCGTCTGAGCAGATTACGCAGGAAGATCGTGAGGCTGCGGCCCGGCTGTATTCCTTGCACACATCGCGTCCCGAGCCCGAGCGCGCGTTGGCTTTCACCACTGGTGTGATGGATGACCACGACTTCGTTCAAGCATTCGCACGTCATCGTCGGCACGAGGCCGATGTAAGCGCCTGCACTGCCGCAATGTTAGGTAAACCGATCAATCCCGACGCGTCCACAGTCGATTTGGTCCGCTACTGGATGATGAGCAGCGACCACCCTGTCAATGCGTGGGAGCGCGACTTTGCTGCCGCTATTGAGGCCCGCCTATCCGCCACCCCCGCACCTAGCGATCAGGACGCATCGCAGGCGCAGGGGGAGGTTGTCGCGTGGGCGTATTATTTGGCAACATCGATCGGCGGTGACGGCACATATTCGCGCTTTGATCGCCGCATCAGCTTCCGCAAGCCGTGTGTGCCCGAAGGTGCCGTGCGCAACTTGACACCGCTGTATGCCGCCCCCGGTGCGACGGCGCAGGATGGGGTGGAGCTGTTTCAGCAGCGTGTGCAGCCGTGGCTTATGGCGTGCTTCGGCGAAATGATCGCCGGTGACCGGGAGGAGCGTAACCACCGCTTCTTGGAAGAGGCGCTGGAACTGGTGCAGGCGTGCGGCTGCACGGCCAGCGAGGCGCATCAGCTTGTCGATTACGTCTACGGGCGTCCGCTCGGCGAGCCGCATCAGGAGGTGGGCGGCGTCATGGTCACGCTCGCTGCACTGTGCCTCGCCAACGGGCTGAACATGCACGCCGACGCCGAAACGGAACTGGCGCGCATCTGGACGAAGGTCGGGGCAATTCGGGCCAAAGGAGCCGCCAAGCCGAAGCACTCGCCGTTGCCCGAACACACCCCGACGCCGACTATCCCGGCGGGCATGGTGGCGTGGCGAGGTGGTGACAACGCGCCCGAGGATTGGGACGGTGGTGGTGTCGTGCTGCGGAACGGTAGCACGATGTTCCCGAGCAAGGTGTCGCTTGCCTACCATGCGAACGGAACGAACCGCTGGAACCATCAGCGCGAAAACCGCAACCCCGATTGGGACATCATCGCCTACACCCCGCTCGCTGCCGCACCCAAGCAAGCCGAGAGGGTGGAGGCGTTGCGCGCGTTGGAATGGCTCGCCGATTGCGACAATCTGATCCTCGCGGCCAGTAAAACCAGCGACGATTGGGAAGTGCGCAGGGGCAGTGGCGCGCTTCGTGGCAGCGGCCCGACGCCTCTAGCCGCCATCCTCGCCGCCCTGAACGCCCCCACAGGTGCGGTCGAGAAGGGAGAGGCGAAGTGAGCGGGCAATTGAAGCCGTGCCCGTTCTGCGGGGGAAAAGCGCGGATCGACATTGGCAAGAACGCCTTCGAGGACGCGGAGGTGTCCTGCGATTGCTGCGGGACGCAAGGCCCCAATTGTGACGATGGCTTTGGGCGCGAAGATAATCAGCGCTTGGCCATCGCTGCATGGAACACCCGCACCACCCCCTCGCAGCGGCTGGATGCGCAATACGAAGAAGAGATCACTGCGGCCAACCAAATGCACCGTGACGGCTTGATAACTTATGACACGCTAAAGCAGATGGTGAACCTTGCCGCTCGCATGAAGCGGGTGCAGGGGCTGGACGCGGCTACGGTCGAGCGGTGGGTTCCACAGATCGGGCAGCGTGTCCGCGTGACCGACGCCAGTGAGTTCGCAGGGGATTGGGCGCGCACCAACCTATGGGTGTCGGGCGTCAGCGTTCACGGAAGCGGCGATGGCTTAGACGTGACCGTTGCCGAGGAATGGCCGGTTTACCCGCGCGGGCGTCACCACAACGGGCAGACAGACGGATGGCGCGTCGGGGCTATGTCCTGTCGCGACCAACTGGAACCCCTCGCCACCGATCCGCACCAGCACGGGGGGAAGGGAGCGTGAGCGGACGAAACGAAGGCCCTCCCACGCTGACAGTCTGGAAAGACGGCAGCTTCGTAATTCACGGCGCACGTGATGCGGAATACGCGACGCTTAGCGAACCCGACGTCGTGATCCTCAACCTCGACTTAGGAACGCACGATGCGGTCACCTTTCTGCCTGCGCAGGCGCGTGTCGGACTTTCTGAAAAGCTATTTGCAGCCAACAGCAAGGGAGGTCGCGATGCTTGAAGACCGCTGCAAAGCGATGGCGCTTGATGCCGATCATCTGCGCGAACTTCGGGCAGCAGCCGGGCTCGCCACCCCGCACCAGCACGGCGCGGGCAACGGGGAGAAGCATGGTGGATAAGCTGGAGGCGTGCCCGTTTTGTGGGGGTGAGGCGTCGCTGACGATCCCGTCAGAGCATGTGCAGGCAGACTGCGCGGACATCTATGTCTCGTGCGATGAGTGCGAGGCAGAGGGGCAGCATTTCGTTGTAGAGACCCAGGATCGCACCCCGGACTTGTGGCCCTACGAGCAGCGTGACGCCGTTGCTGCGTGGAACCAGCGCACCACCCCCACAGAAGATGCGCGGGAGCGGGTCAAGGTGCTGGAGGAGGCGTTGGAGCCGTTCACGCGGACCGAAGTGCTGGAGCCAAACGGCGTGATCGTCGGGCTGGAGCGCTACCACTTTGAGCGCGCCCGCACCGCCCTCGGCAATAAGGAGACGGATCGTCATGGGTGAGAGCATCGCGGAGGTGGCGGCGGGGCTGACGAAAGCGCAGCGGCAAACGTTACGGGATTGGTACAGGCCAGTCATGATCGGCGCAGCTACACGAAGATCTTTTGACCGACTCGGCATCACGACGCCTGACGTCGCCGACCAACTCACCTCGCACGGCATCACCGTCCGCAACCACCTCATCTCGCAAGGAGCAGACCATGACCGCTGAGACGCTGACGCAGGAAGAGTTTACCCGCCGCTTCGTCGCGGAAATGCTGAGCATTGCAGGGCCGACGTATGCCGATGGCGGCAGCGTGGAAGAATACGCTCGCGAAGCAGCGCCGGGATACTTTGAGGATGATTTCGGCATGACGCCCGAAGAGTGCGCTTCGACCGACGTCAGCTATTGGGAGGCGGAGTGACCATGCCCGCTGACGCTGCGGAGATCGTGCGCTTGGCTGAAGCAGAGCGCGAGTGCCAAGCGGTGTGGCGGTGCGCTATTGGTGATGCAACAGGCGCGCTCGACACGCTCAAGAACCGCTGGCTGAACAGCCGCCGGAAGCATGAGCGCGAGGCTGGCGAGACCCTGGCGGGGTATCTCGATCTGTTGTGGGCCTCACGCGACCCAGCTCCGGTGTCGTATGTCGACGCCTTCGAGAAGGGCAAGGCTATGATCGTCCGCATGAAAGCGGCTGTCACGCCTGATGAAGCCCGCGCCCGAGCAGCTCAACACGATAATGAGGTGGGGTGATGGACAAGCGAACCCAGTGCGAGCCGGTAGATGTGATGGATGACGGCTGGTCCGAGTGGATCCACCCGCTGCCCGGTTATCTCATGCAGTGTTGCGACTGCGGCTTGATCCACGAGATGCAAGTCGCGATCGGGCAGGACAATGGCGAAGGCGCGGCTCTTAACGAGGGCGAGCGCCGCAATGGCCGTGTCGTTATTTTCAGGATGCGCCGCCATGATTGAACACATTGTCGTCGTTCGCTTTGATGAAGAGGGCGAGATGCACTACACCGTCATCGGTGACGAGCGGGTGCGCCTGTTCATCGTCGATGACCGTTGCCCGAACGACCGCGTGTACGAATGGCTGGAGCGCGCGCCGAGGTCTGCCTTCCGCGAGATCGTGGGCGAAGACGAGGCGATCGGTAGCCGTGACGACGCTCGGCACGAGGCTATTGCCGCAAAAATCCGCGCTGCCCGCGACGGCCGGTCACACCTTGAGCCGGCCGCATGACCCCCTCTCTTACCCCTACCACCTATGTGTCGAAAGGACGAGCATGAGCCCCCTCGAAACAGCCCGCCAGAAGGCCGCCGCAGCCTATCCGGAGCACATCACCGACACGCACGGGCGGCATCATGACAACATCCCACGCCGGGCCATATTGAGCGGGGCGTGGGATGCGGGTAACATCGTAAAGCGCTACCTGAATCCTGCTTAGGGCTGCGCAGGGACCGGTATGGTACGCGGCTGCGCCTCCCAAGAGAATGGCAAGTCCTGCTTCATGCCGGTCCCGTTGCCGAGATCCCCGCCACTGCACGACAGATGACCGTTGAAGCACGTTGATTCGAATAGCGCGAGGATGCCGTCATCCCATGCGCCAAGCCAATCGCCGTGCAACGTGGTGCCGCCGGGCAAGCGCCCGTGACCCATGGCGCTCATGTCGTCGCTCGACAGATACCAATTCGCCGCTGATCCGTCGTTGTAATACCACGCCGCGAGCGTGAACCCGGCGATCACTTTGGGATGCTTCTCGTCGCACGCGTAGGCGGTCGACCCGTCACTCTTGTTCCGCCACATCGCATAGCCGACGTGGTCCCGATGGTTCGGGCTATCGAGGTGCACGCCGTCCCAACATGCCGGGGCGTTGAGCACGGCGCCGATGCGATTGCCAGCGGGACAGACGGCGGCGACCTCCGCAAGTAGGCGATATTCGCCGGCTCCCGCTGTCGGTCCCTCGCAAACGAAGTGACCCGCGCCGGTCGGCGGCGTGCCGCTCACCATGTCATAGCCGAAGATATACCGGAGGCCGCGCGGGAGCGGCACGCATTCGTTGCCCTGCGTCTTGCACTGCGGATCGTTGGCCGGGACGCGCTTGTAATAATTGGTCGTGTAATCCGGCCGGCGCACATTGCCCTTGCCGTCCAACATCGCCGGTATCCAATAAGCCGAGCGGTTGATCGGGTTGATGCAGGTGCTTTGCCCGGCGTTGCGTAGGCTCCTGTAGGTCGAGAAGGCGTTCGCGGAAAGGTTGCCGAAGAACTGGTGCAGGTGCGACTTGCCGGGCTGGCCGGGGAACACGATGGGATCATCCCGAAGCACCTGCCCCGGCATGCATACGAAGCGGAATGCGCCGGTCGGATCAGCCCCGCTGCTGCCGGTCGCGGGGTAACCGGTGGCGATGAATTTCGACACGTCGAAGTTGCTCGGGATGGATTCCGGGACCTTGTTGAGCGCAACGCCTAGCTCCGGCTCCTCTGCGTCGCCGACGGGGGGCGTCACCGGGGCCGGCTTGGCGTCCGGCAGCCCCAGGAACTGCGCCCACCACTCTGCCCATGTCTTGGGCGCTGGCTTGCCAGACTTCTTCGACAGAACGGGACCGCTCGTCTTGAGCGTAGGAGCGGTTTTCTGCGCGGCGACAGGCGCGGCGCATAACGCCGTACTGGCCAGAAGCCCTAGGGCGCGACGCATTATTCCGAGTCCTTAGTCGAGCTGGTGGCAACGATCAGCGGGGCGACCTTGGCGGCGACCTTGGCTACTGCGCCAGGGGCCACAAGGCTCGCCACGACCAGCACCTTCTCGGGGTTGGCTTTGACGTAGCGGACGGCTTTGCCGAGTAGTTTGCCGATGTTCATGCTTCTGGCTCCTTGATCGGCGGGCTGTTGTCTGCCTGTTTTTTGACGATAGCGGCGTTCTGGCTGGCCAATTCGCCGCCGCCCTTCGTGGCCGCATAGGCCCACGACACGACATCCTTGATGAACGCTCCGACAACCAGCGTGCCAAGCGTCTTGAAGTACTCGTTGTCGCGAAGTGCAGGGATGGAGGCGGTCATCACAAAAACCATAACGGTGAGCAAAAATACACCGATCCCAATCCAGCCGCGCGCGTCGGGCCAGTTCCAAGGTGTCATAATAGATGTTCCCGCACATAGTCGTCAGCCGCCATTTGGCCCGTCATTTCGCGTTCTATCACCTCTTTGATGTAGGCGGTGAACAGCGCTGCGCCCATGAAGGGATGGCCTTCGGGGCATTGAAAGCCCATGCTAAAGCAACCGTCCGCATAGACAGCAACAGAGGCAAACCCGATCAGTGGCGCGTCTTCGGTGCCGTTTTCAATCAGCATCCGCGCCGAGCGCGAAACCTTTCTGGGAAGGCCGTCGGGGTCGCGGGAGGCGTCAACCGCTTGCAGATTGCCAATATCGCTCATCGCGCCCACTCCCCGGTTTTGCCATGCAACCATGTAAGGAACTGTCCCACCGTCTTGCCTTTAAGGATCGACGGGTTCGCCTTGGTGGCGGCGGGGCCAGCTAGCGTTTCCGCACTTGCCTTGATGTCCGCGCCGATAACCTCCGCAGCCTTGCCAGCGCCAAAGAAGTGGGCGGCGTAGAGCGAAGCCTTGTTAATGGGAATGCCGGCCCTGAGCAGTACGGCTGCGTTCTTGGCCGTGAAGGTCTTGGCCCGCTCTAGCTGCTCACCAACCGGCGGCTGCAATCCTCCAAACGCCTTGGTGAGGTCCGCTCCCCATTTACCCCCCTCGCCAATCCACGTCGCACGCAGAAACTGGTAAAGCCCCGAACCGCTGGACGTCGACGCCTTGATATAAGGGCGGTTTCCGCTCTCGATTTTGGCGAGCATAGGCCAATAATCATCCGGCAGTACAACGCTCGTAGGGCTAGTGGGCGGCTCCGCCACGCGCGCAATCCCGAACGCATCAGCAAGGGCGTCTATAACCTGCACATGGCTGGGCAGGAAGCGCCGCTCAGGCGCAAAAGGTCGGATCGCGTCGAATAGGTCAGAACGTTTCACAGCCGCCCCCTTGCTTCTAGGTATCGCCGAGCCGTTGCCACGGCCTGTTGGTTTGCCCTGTCGTGACGCAACTTGCGCCACCCAAACCCGCAAAAGAATATCAGCGCCCCATATGTCAGGATCGTCACCGCCCATCCGTCAAATGGGCTTTGCTGGCGCTCCCAAATGACAGCGATCGTCAGAAAACTGCCACCCCCTACCATGCCAAGCCCGAACCGCTCTGCAAAGTTGAGCATATGGCGCAGATGGGTGACAAGGAAAATAGACGAGCATGTCAGCGCGAGCCGGCCGACAGAGTTAGCAATCTCTATAATCATGCCGCCTCCTCCGGGCCGAAAAGACGATCCAGCAGCCTGTTGATAGCCTTGGATGTACGCCGGATGATGACAGGGACAAATGCGTTGGCGCCAGTCGCTCCGAGGTATGTGAAAAAACAGATGGCGCGCAGGTTGCTGAGATCCACGCCCACCCAAGTTTCTACGGCATATGGCACGACGAACACCGCGAAGCTGCAACCCACAACGATCGTCATGACGATTTCGCGCCATGTCATCGTTCGCCACGCCATCAGCGATACAGCCGTGATCGAACCCGCCAGCGCGGCAATGGCCACATAGAGCGCTGTGGATTCATAGCGCTCAATCACGACGACGCTTTGCTGCTGTCGCGGGCAGGCACGCCCACGCCACGAACGCTACGCCAACAATCCAGCAAACGATCTGCACACCCCGGCCCTCCGATCAGGAAGATAACCGCAAGCTGCACGGATAGGCTTGCGTCTAGAACGGTCTCGTAATCTTCATATTCCAAATGGTTAGCGTAGGCTACCGCATACATGCTAAGCGTAATCAGGTAAGGCGACCACAGCAGCGGCCCCCACCACACACGCCAGCAGCACAGTGTGACGACAATCAGCCCTGCGAGATCGAACAGCGCCCAACCATCTTCTTGCCGAGCTGGGGCGCCAATCAAAAATGCGTATGACGCCGGGGCATAGATCCACGGCATCGAAAACAGCAGCCAGCCCAGCAGGATCGCGCCGGCCGCTTTCGTCAGGCAGGCACGATCATCCTTGGCGCACATGGCAACCAGAAAGGCGATCGTACATAGCGCGCCGAAAGTGACCAGCTTGACCATTATCAGCCTCCGGAGGGCTTGCCGCCCGGCTGCGGCGGGTTGCCGGTGCCGCCACCACCGCCCTGCGGAGTCACGACGCCGCCGCCGTCACCCTTGCGGCAATCCTCCAGCAAACGGCGCAGGTATTCAGCCGCTTCGCTGGTAGGAGCCTTGGCAACCGCCTGCTCCAGTGCTGCACAAAAGTCCATCTTCTTCCCCTTATGGCCGGAATGCGCCGGACGTCGCGTAATCACGACGGCATCTGCGTGACGATATTCACCGCCATGCCGTCTGACGTCGTGTTCGAATTGATTGCCAAGGCACGATTGTCTGCGGGCTGGCTCGCGGCCGCGACATTGACGGTCCCCACCGGGCCAAGCGTCACGACGGGCGCAGGGTACGGCGATCCCGACGTGCCGCCGCGGACGACCACCGCGTCCCCGTTGAAGCTGTTGGACTCAAGCATGAGCCGCATTGCGTCAGTTGCGATTTGCTGCTCGAACCGCATACCTGCAAATCCGCCCTGCTGGAGCTTCACGAAGCCTCGATTGCCGAACACCTCTGCCAGCACAGGGGCGGAGACTGCCCGCGCAACCACTCGAACCAGCCCGACGGCGAGTGTCTGAACCACATCGCTAAAAACGGAGTTGTTCGAGATTGTGACCTCCGGCGACATGCCATTCGCGCCCTGCTGCCGGTCTACGAAGAAAATGTCATAATAGCCCTGCGGGTTAATGAGTACTTGGCGAGGAAGGCGTACCGTGTTCCCCTCAATGCGTACCCTGAACCCCTTTTCGGCAAGTATCCAAACTGCGGACTGTACCATTTCGCAATCTTTAACGCATACTTCCATGGCGGCATCGGCGGTGAATAGGCCAAAGCTACCGTCAAGACAGATTGCTGCGCCACCCTGCCAGCTATACCCGCCAGACAAAAATGAGAGCTGCGTCGGGTTGGTCAAATGAACGTGGCGTGCGGTGAATCCATTTGACAATATCGTTGTGCAATCGACCATGCGCACATTATCGGACCAAAAGAAGACCGCGTAATTGGCATTGGTCGCATCCTTGCCCGTGCAGCGAGACCACAGCACGTCGCGGCAGCCCTCGGCATCAAACCCGACATCGAGCGCCTTCTCGCCCTTGCTATCAGAGCAGCGGGCGTAATCCACCATGCAGAAAAACACCCACGTGTTCGCGGTATTGTAGGCGGTCACGTTGTCGACGTAGATGTTGCGGCACTTCAGCCGCTTGGCCTCTACCGCAGGATCGCTGCTCGGCGTGCCGTTGAACTCATAGGCCGCGTTGCCACCCCACGCCTGCACAGCGGATCCGCACTGATAACCATCGACGTAGGACGCGCGACCACCATCGACGTAGTACCACATGACCGCGCCCTCGCCGCCGAAGGGTTTGGCGGCAAAGTAAGACGAAACACGGGTCGCACGTGCGTCGGAGCAGCAGTTGGCGCCCTCGCCGTATAGCACGATGTTTTCCCACACAGTGTCGGACGAAGACGTGCAATATTGCAGGTGACATTCTTCCCCGCGCACATCGGCGATTGACGGGCGACGGCACCGGCCCCTGCAATGCTGCACCCATAGGTGGACAGAACCCGCCGTAAGACAGCGAAAAGTGAATGTGCCTCCGGGCTGCGTACAAGCGATCGTGAAATCGTCCACGTCGGTGGCTTCGAATAGGCCGCGGTTGAAGTCGCTCACGCCCTGCGCACCGGGTCCGCTGTATTCTACCACCACCCGGTCATCGCCGAGCAGCGTGAAGCCGTTCTGGATTCCGCTGGTGACGCGCTGCGTCATCTTATAGACGAAGCTGCGATAAGGCAGCCGCCATGTGCCGCCGATGGCCACCATCCGTGCGAGGAACGTATCGATCGGGGTAACACCGGTGGCGAACGCCAGAAGTTCCGATGGCTTTACCACGTCGAAGATAGTGCGAGTGACGTCGTTGAGCTTCGCCTGGCTATCGCGGCTAGTCACGGGGGTAACGTAGCTGATGCCTGCGGCGCCCTGTCGGACCCATGCGCCAACCGACAACGGCGTGTCATCGGCCTTGATGATGTTCGCGTCATCTGCTTGTCCGCTGTAATCGCCGTCAGTCCAGTTGAAGCGTCCATCCGACACCCCCGGCACGCCGACTAACGACGCTGTGCGGCGATTGGTATCCGACGCCCTGAACGCCACCAAGCTAGTATAGGTGTTGTCCGCGGGGCCAGTGGGTCCAATCCGCTCCTTTCCAGGGACATAAGGATCGTAATCATTGCCGATCTGCACGCCCAAGCGATCAGTCAGCCGCAGCCGGTATACCTTGGTATCATCCAAATATATTGCGGGAAGCTGCCCGAGCGCGTCTGCAACTACTGGGTTGGGAAGCGCGGTCGTGAATGCCGCGTCTGCATAAACCGGCGCAAGAGTTGTCGTGCCGCTTAGATAGAAATAAGCGCGTGCAGCCCCTGCGAATAAACCTCGCGAGTTGAAAACCGGGTCAAACGGCACATAGAAAAGCTGAGCGGCCATGATTATGCCTTACTGGCGCGGCGGCGCCAACGAAAGACCAATTCAGCCCCGATAGCTTTGCCGATAACGGCAAGGAGTAGGGTGACGCTCATTGCTGCTGATACTCCAAAGCCAGGGGGGCGCCGGCATAGCCAAGCGCGGTTTGCCGCTCGCGGATGATGTCGCCAAGCGTGCGAAGGGCAGGCGAAGAACGGGGAGCCAAGGCTGCACCAACCGCGCGGCGAACGCCCGGAAGGCTCGCGCCAGCAATTCCGCCTAGCGCGGCCCCTACACCCATGGTGATCGGACCACCGAGGATCTTGGCTGCGACAGCGCCGCCTGTGCCCGTAGCAAGGGCAGCCGTCAGAGCACGATCAGCCGTACCGCTATTGGCCAGCGTATCCCGCAGCGCCATGCCTTCGTTGACGTAATCGCCCATCCGGGTGTTGCCCTCGACATAAGCGGCGGTCTTGCCCTTCGTGCGGCGCTCAACCGACGCCAACGCGGTGGGCGTGAACCGTCCCGGCTCAGAGCCAGCCATGGCGGAGGCATCACGCATTGGCTTGTATTGCGAATACCCGCGATCGGCGGCGTCCATGAGGGCGACGGCTGCGGGTTGAGAATTGCGACGGGCGCCATTGTCCAGAATGGTCCGGAAATCCTTCAGCGCAGCCTGCAACTCGGGTTTGCTCGAAGTACGGCCGATCGCATCGCCCAAGTCGCTGATAGCGGTCTTGTAGGCGTCGCCCGCAAGGGCGCCGTCGCGCATACGACTGCCGACCGTGTTGGAAACGATATCTTCCAACTGGCGGCGCGTCTCACCGTCAAGAACGCCGCTATTGACAACCGACTGCTGCCACGCGCCGAAATCCTGCTGGAACGGCTGGTCAGGCACAAACTGCATGCCAGACCGTGCCCGGTCGTACACATCGCCGAACTGCTGGCGCATGAAGGCCATTGCTTCAGGTCCGCGCTCGACGCCCGCAGGCAACTCGGAGCCAATCTCACGCAACGCGTTGTTGATGCCAGCCGTTTCCCACCCCTCTCGCGCGCCCTCGCGAGTCGTGCGAATGGCGCTACCGATACCCGGCAAGCTCATCATGGCCTGCTCAGCCTTGTTGACAGTCTCACCTAGCGTGCCTTCACGGCCGAACCGCTGGCCGATCGATGGACGTGCGCCACCTGCGTAGGAGATGGGTAGGTCGCCGCCAGTGGGGGAAATCGCCCCGCCAAGTGCCCGCACGCCAGCACGAGCCGCAATGCCGCCACCAGCGCCCACCAGCGCCCCCAGAGCCGCGCCTGTCACGCCGCCTTCGGGATTAAGCCCGTTCGATGCCACGCCACCGTAAATCGCGTCGCTGGCCAATAGTCGGGGAGCAAGCGCTCCAGCTGCACCAATGCCTGCACGCCCGAGCACGCCTTCCAGCCCTGCGCCGGCAGCCACGCCACCCGCCAACGCCCCGCCAAGCGCAGCGGTGGGGTTCTGCTTGGATAGTGCGTCAATGCCTGCGCGACCGAGGGCAGCATTCCCGGCCAAGCGCGGAAGCTGAAAACCAGTCAGGGCGTCAGCGCTGGTGACGACAGCTGTTCCAAGTGGCGACTGCGCGGCCGAATTGAGCGTGTCACGCAACATGCCCGTAGGCACGGCCTTCTTGTCCACCGATACGCCGATCGCCCCGCGATAGGACGGATTGGCCTTGATGAACTTCGTCCACTTTTCGATCTGGCCGGTGAGATCGCTGTCCACCTCAACGCCCGCGCCGCGAAGGTAGTCGGCGATTTCCTTGGTGGACTGACCGGAGCCAACACGGCTTGCCACCTGCGCATTGACGCCCGCCAGTGCCGGATCTGCTTCCAACGTGTAGTTATCGGTTCCGAGCGTAGTGCCCACATTCGCAAGACGATCGCTACCGCCTGAGCCACCACCGGGCTGGGGAGGGTTGCCCGTGCCGCCCCCGCCACCCGGCGTAGGAGGCATGACGCCAATAGCGGTTTCTTTGCCGTCCGGCGTAACCCCAACGATACCGTATTTCTTCTGGACGTCAGCGTTACGCGGATCTTCGCCGTTCGTCATCGCCAACACGTTGCGGTAATGCTTTTCCACCGCGTCCAGCGACGAAATCAGTCCATCTGCGCTTTGATACTGGTCGATCCCCGCCACGCTATCCGACAGCAACCGCGCCTCGTTGTCGGAAAGCGCGCCAAGGCCAGAAGCGCCCTTTTCGGAGAGCGACTTCAGTTCTGCGAGCTTGCCGAGCGTGATGCCGCTTTTGACGGTGCTCAACGTGGTTGCGAGGTCGCGCGAATCCGTGCCGCCGATGTTCCCGAAAATCTGCCCCCCGACACCCGTGGACCAGCCGCTAACTAGCTGCCGGGCTTTGGCGATAGCCGCAAGGGCATCATCCGTCTGGAGAGCTGCATTGATCTTCGGATCGATGGCAGGCTTTTTGTCGGGCGCGTCTAGTTCGTCCTCTAGCTTCTGGTTCTGAAGCCGTTTGTTGCGGAGCGTTTCTTCATCGGTCGCAGCCTCGACGGCCGATTTAGGCTCAACGACCTTCTTCGGCCCGCGGATAGCCACAGGCGCAGCGGAGTAGACCTCCCAAGGATCACGCTCAGCCATCAGCCCACCCGCTCCCACGAACTCTTACTGGCGGCGTCCCCGCCTTTGTATCGATACTGAATACCGCCAGCCCCCGTGCGGGTTGTTCCGACACGTGGCGGCTGCAATCCAGCCCGAGCAGCGCCACCAGCCGGCAGCCCCTCGACCATCGCGGAGATGCTGTTTTGCCCGCGTGCACGGTTGCGCGCTACCTGACGCGCCGCAGCAGCCAAGCCTTCATCGCGTGAACCAAAGCGACGATACTCGCCCGTGCTAGGGTCGCGCAGATTGCCGGGGTTGTTGTTGCGATCGGCAAGCGAACCAGAACCGCCCTCGCTCAGCGTCAACGCACGCGCGATTTCCATATCCGACATGCTAGGTGGGAATTGCGCATCGGGAGCCATCCCCAGCGCCTTGGACATTCCGGCGATCTTGCCATCTACCGCTGCATCGGAGTTATCACCTCCGTTGCGCGCACGAGGCGTCCATCCGTATTGCGTCCGTTCGGCGAGGGGCGCGCTGCTTCCACCAGACGCGCCCGCACCGTTAGATACTGGATCACCTCCTTCCGCTGTGTCACCGGAATAGATCGGCCCCGCCAAGGGGTTAGTCTGGCCAAGCGTGCCGCCTGGGACGAGCGCCTGATACTTAGGCTGCGTCGCCTCGACGTACTTCTCCGACAACCCCGCCTGCGCCAGAACGGATTGCAGATTTGTCGGCGAATACTGCCCCTTGAACTGGCCAAGCTCAGGATACGTGTCGTCCAGCTTGTCGATCACGGCGTCCCAAGCGCGGGAACGATCGGCTTCGGGCACCCCTAATAGCCCATAAGCCGCCTGCCCTACGACCTTCACGCCCTGATCGACATGCTTCAGGTGATCGTCATTGAGCTTGCCGGCCAAATCCGCGTCCAGACCCCAAAGCTCGTTGATCGCTGCCTTGTCGCCAGCAACGGCCAGCGGGGCAATCTCACGGGTACGCACAACATCGGCCTGCTTGCGAACGCCAGCAGCCGCCTGCATCAATTGAGCGCCGGTCTGCGGGTCGATCTGGAGCACCGGAACGATTGTTTCAGGCCTGGAAAGATCCACGCCACCTAGCGCCGCGTCAACACGCTTCTGCCGGCCCATCGCCTGCCCGGCCTGATAACCACCGAGCGCCGCCGAAGCGAAGGAGGGCTGCTGAAGTAGGGAAAAATCCGCCATCAGAAAGCCCCATACTTGCTGGCGAACGAGTTGGCGTTGAACATGCCCCCGCCCGCAGGCGCCAAAGCGGCCTTAGCGCCGTAGCTTGATCCCATGCCCTGGCTGATCCCGTATGCTCCCACCAGATTGCCTAGCGCGCTGTTAATCGACCCCGCATTCGACAGCGCAGCATTCGCGGACGTATTGCCCGCGTTATTGTTGTTGTTCGACACAGTGCCGACGTAGTTCTGGCTAACCCCTGCCAGCGCGGATGCTGCTGACATGCCCAACGCCTGCTGATTTTGCAGGCTGCCGAGGTAGTTACCGAACTCGTTGGACGCGAAGTTCTGATTGAACTTGGACGCCGCCTTGACTGCCGCGCCACTGTCACGGATCGAGCTTGCGCCAAGGGCTGCATTCACGCCTCGATTGCCTTCAGCCAGTCGCGAATCGTATCCCGTGCTCGACTTGAACGTGTCGAACGCCTTGGTAGCGAGCGCACTATCGCCGAGCCCGAGCAAGCCGTTAATCGTCGGCGTCGCAAGCGATCCTTGCGCCATGTATGGCGACAGATTGGCTTCGTTGCGTGCGTATTGCTGTTGCGCAAGGGCGTTGTTCTGGTCAGCTACGTTTTTGGCGGTCTTGGACGCCTTGTTGCCAGCGATGATCGACGCACCGCCACCGATTACCGCCGCGCCTGCAATGGCTGCTGCCAATGGCATTAGCGCGCCTCCATCACGAATGTTTCAACGCTAACGGGCGCCTGCCCCGGCACTAGAACCACATCGGATACGCCCTCAGACTTGAACCCGAGCCAGCGGTTGAACATGCGGCAAGCACGGTTCTCAACAGGAGTTTCGGCCCAAATCATCCGAGCGCCGATCGCTTCCATCATGTATGAAAGCATATAGCGCGATGCCTTCAGCGCCCATGCGCCACGTCCTGACGGCAGAAAGAAGTCATGGGCAGCATAAGTACCCGGCGCGGTGCGGTGGAACATTGCCCCACCGTGTTCACCGAGGAAAAACACGTTGCGGCTGTCGGCGATTAAGCCCGACACGTCCACATCGCCCATTCCGAGCGAAAGCGTGGGCAGCACCGCAGGATCGTTGCAAACAGCATTGACCGGCTCCGCGTCCCAAACGCGAAACACAATCTGCTCAACCATATCCGGTGCTGTTGCCACGTCGAAGCCCTGTAATATAACCCGCTGTGGGCCTCGATCTGTGCTTTATGTACGGGAAGTTGCGTGTGAACGCAACATATAATCAAGCCTCAGGCAAAGTGCGCGGGCGAACATACCCAGGACGCTGCGGACCCTCGCCACCATCCGCAGTGCCTGCCGCGGGAATCTGCACAGCGCCAACAACGTGCGTGTCCCCAGTTTGCACGGGCGCAGTCGTGGATACGATGTAAGTTACCGCGCCGCCAGCGCGGGCGGGGTCAACGTAGGAAACGTAATCAACGTCATCAGCCGCAGTCGCCGCAGTAGTGCCTGCATTGACCGCCGCGCTAGTCCCGTCGCTGTAGTAACGGGTGTGCGCGGCGATCGTAATCGTCGTGGGGGTGGCTGTCAGCACGCTTGCTGGCGTTATATAACTGCTCTGTAGCGCCGCTTCGCGCTTGGTGGCGTCGGTTTGTGCCTGTGCTGCGTCTGCGGCGTCTTTGGCGGCATCCGCGGCGTCCTGAGCCTCTTTAGTCGCTGCCTGCGCAGCTTTTAGTGCCTCATCAAACTGGTCCTGAATACCCGTCAACTGCACGATCAACTGGATTGCACGCTCTAGCTGCGAAACCAGCCGCTGCCAATAAATCAGAAACGCCGAAGACGGACGCCGATTGGCGTCAACCACCTCGATATTCTGCGCAAGACGGTCAAGCCTAAGCACGTGAGCGACCGCCGCGCTGATCGTTGGCGCGAACGCTGGAAATCCGCGACGGGCGAGGGTCCGTAATGCGCATTTGCACAAGCATCCCTTCGCGATCGATCATGCCGACGCGGTTGAAGCCGATGCGCGTGCGATACTCGCCCTGCTTACCCAAGGGGCGCTGTCGCCATTCGAGGAAAGTGCGTCCGTCATCCCGCGACGTCCGCATTTCGATCACGCCTGGATCTGCTTCAGGCGTAGGCGCGTCACCGCACGACATGTCCATCTGCACCATGTCCACAAAACCGGGTTCGTTTAGCAGGATCGTGAATAGGCGCTCGATCTGCGTACCGTCGTCGGTATGAACGTCATCAACCAGCGTCCACATCCGGCCCTCTCGGTCGTCGCCGACAACAATGTCGCGGCCAACCTGCACGCCGACGCGCCCCCGCCAGCGCGGCAGGCCATAACTCCCCGCCTCATGCCATTGCTGCGTGGCTACGTCGTAAACCAGCGTTTCAGCGGCAAGCTGGAGCACATAGAACAGATGCCCGCGCCACGCATACGACCACGCCGTAAGCGCTGCCGCATCCGAAAGCGCGATGCGTTCTTCAATTCCGTGGTCGGAGATCCGCAGCGGTGCTGCCTCACCGCGATATACGATACCGTCGTGACCTACCCACACGACCGAGTTATCCAGCCGCACGATCGTATCGCGCGCTAGACACCCCTTGTCGAAAACACGGCCCTGCACCCGCTGCACGGGGGCGTCTGCGTCGCCGGTAAGAAAGAATATTTCAATATGGCGTTGGCAAATTACCCAAAGCTGATCAACGATAACCATCAAGCCAACGATATAGTCGGTGGATTGCTCGGCTGAGAGATAGTCTAGCCCGTCCCATGTAGCACCACTATCGGAGCTGAAATAAAACCTGCGCGATCCAGCACGCCCCGCAAAGGCGTACCCCCCTAGGAACGCAACCGACGAGATGGATGCCCCGTCAGGAAAGGTGGGGGTGGTCAACGTTGTGCCATCGTAGCGGTAAAGCGTCGCTCCCGCTGTTGCCAGCAAGGCATTGTCGGCGACGGTCATCTGCACGCCATTTGTGGCTGCCAGCGCCCCTACGTCAGTAGAATTGGAAAACAGCCGCCCGCCAGCCGCCGCGAAGACAGCATCGCCGAATGCTCCCGGCTGGTGAAACAGCCCCCACACAGGCCCGGCTGTGCCCAACGTCATGCGCGGCGCCAACGCAGGTCGCGGAAGCAAAACAACGCTTTGCGCGACCTTCTCAGCCGCTTCGGCGTACATATTGAGCAGCCGGACCCCAGGGAGATCCGAACGCCGATATGTAGCAACCGAAGTGGGGAGGATCATCGGGCGTACTTCCTAACGACCGCACCGACAGCCGGCAACGCGCCGGCGCTGATCTCGCTGTTGATGACCTCGCTCCGATCGTACCAACCGATCCAGACGCAGCCATTCGCCGCACACCACGTCATAAACTGGTCGAGGATAGGTGCCGCTGCATCGTTGTCGGCGCCCAACTCCGGAATGCACCACGGCTTGCCATGAACGCGGGCGAAGTCACGGAACCATGCTGCACCGTAGGGCGAGTTTACGATCCAGTCGAGGCTAGGGTTGCCCCACCGTGCCTGCATGTAGAAATCGAAGCCGATCTCATCCACGACGTCATCGCCGGGGTAGTAGTTGCTCAGCGGGCGCGTCTGGCTGCCAAGCCCGTGGTTCGGGCACCAGTTGTACAGGAACCGCGGGCTGGCAGAACGTCCGATCTCTACGATATGCCGGTACGCCTCAACGTACAGCGGCGGATCGAACGCACCCGCGAGGTTCGTCGCGCTGTTCTTTTGGAAGCCAACCTCGAAATTCTGCTCCCACCCAATCCGCACATCGATGCGACCCGCGCTATTCGGATCGAACACCGCCAGCATCTGCTCAAATGCCTTGCGATATGTGGCGTCATGCTTGCCACCGACGATCGCCTCTAGCTGCCCCGCGCCTGGGAAAGGCAGGCTGAATTGCGGCTGCACCTGCGGGTTCATGCGCTTTAGCTCTCGCGCTTTACCCACGATGTAGGAGATCGAGCTGTCGAACTGTGCCGCATCTTCCTGATTGAAGTGCAGGCCGGCTTTCTGCGGCGAGTAACCGGCCCACGCATTCCAGCGTGAGACCGGTACTTGCTCGTTCCTCGGGACGACGTAGAGGCGCATGTAGTAATCTCCTGTCGCCGACACCTCTACACCAATACGGGGGTGTCGGCGATGGCCATCTTACAACTGCGCCAGAATGTTGCGTATCACAGCCGCCAGCCGCTGCGCAATGCTCTGGTGCCCGAGATCGTTCGGGTGAGTGCCATCAGCGGAGATCTTGAAGTCGCTGTCGCCGGAAGCGTTGGTAGCCCCAACATAGCCCGTACCGAACGTGAACGGCGTAACGTTGCTGGCGTTGGGGACGTAGTAGCTGCGAGAGTCGCCGACCTGCTGGAACGCCTGCTGGATCAGCGCTTCCACCGCCAGCGTCTGTGCGTCGGGACCACGTGCGCCCGAGTGCGAGCCGAGCACGAAGATGATTGCATTCGGGCACATGTTCCGCGCTGTGCGAATCGTAGCCGCTACTTCGTCCTGTAGCAGGGTAAGCACGTTCGCCTGCGCGTAGTCGTTGTACCCTGCGGCG